TAACACAAATGCCAAAAGGCAACAAAGGTATTACGATTGGAGATAATCAATACCCTGCATCTATCTATACTTTATGGACAGAAGCAGAAAGAAACGCAATAGGTATCTACACAGTAGAAATAGATACAACAAATAAAAAAGACGAAGAGTGGTATATCAACACTAATATAACTTATGCATTTTCTGGTGGTAAAGTTACAGGAACATATGGAACAGCTACAGCTAGAGCTATTGCAGATGCAGATGCAGTGGATGAATCGGGTAATAAAGTAAAAGATGAAAATGGTAATCAAATAATTATTGAAGGATTAAAAACAATTAAGAAAAGAATGATTGACAATCAATGTGCAGGAATACTCGCACCTAGTGATTGGCGAGTGGTAAAGGCGACTGAAACAGGAGGCACGATGGACAGTGGTTGGAAGACTTGGAGAGCAAGTGTAAGAACCAAATGTAACTCGATGCAAACACAAATAGATAATGCTAGTGATGTTGATGCGTTAGCCGCTTTGTTTACATATACAGAACAAGAAGACGGAAGCGTAACGAGACCATTAGGCGAATTTCCCATAAAGGAGTAACATGGTATTTCCCATAGCAGGCGGAACACAAGATACAGGTTACGAGATAAGTAATTCACTTAGGTTTAATGACGATGATGGTGCTTACCTTCAAAGAACAGCAGGAGCTAATACAGGTGAAGATAATGCAACTTTATCTTTTTGGTTTAAGTTAGGCAATATTAAAAGTGATAATAATGGTGGCACTATAATGACTGAGGGTGGCACAACTGGTAATCACGTTATGCAAATATATGCTAATAAAATTTATATAGGTTCTGGTGCTTTTGGTATAATGTTTCCTAATGTAATTAGAGACCCTAGTGCATGGTATCATTTATTTATTGCTTTTGATACTTCTCAATCCACAAACACTAATAGAGTTAAGGCATACCTAAATGGTGTTTTATTAACAGATGCCACGGGATTTACGGATTACCCAGACCAAAATGAAAATTTAGGTTTGTGTGTAAATGGAAATACAACTAGAATAGGTAGTAGAGGAAATAGTGGTGCTAGTGCATTTGATGGTTATTTAGCAGAGTTTCATTTTTTAGATGGAACAACTAAAGCATACACAGATTTTGGTGAGTTTAATGATAATGGAGTTTGGATTCCAAAAAAATACACAGGTGGCTCTTACGGAGATAATGGGTTTTATTTAGAATTTAAACAAACAGGAACTAGTGCTGATGCAAGCGGTATTGGTGCCGATACTAGCGGAGAGGGTCATCATTTTTCAGTTTCAACTGTGGTGGCAACAGATGTTACAACAGATACACCTACAAATAATTTCGCTACATTGAATCCTTTAATAGGTAACTCTGGTATAACGTATTCAGAAGGTAATTTACAATTTAGTCAATATTATAACACAGCTAGCACAATAGCTGTCGCAAATGGAAAATGGTATCTTGAAATGAAAATTTTAAATGATAATACATACAACCCAAATATTGGAATAGCTCAAACTCACACAACTTTAGCTACGATAGATGTTAACGATTATCATGGTAATGTTACAGATAGTTATGGAATAAGTAGAGAGGGTAATCTTTTTGCAAACGGAAGTAACATAGGTAGTCAAGGTTTTACTTTAGCACAAAATGATATTGTTGGAGTTGCATTAGATTTAGATAGCGGAACAAAAACTATAAAATGGTATAAAAATGGTAGTCAAGTTGCCACTAGAAATTTATCAGAAACTCAAAGCAATCCTTATGTTTTTGGAACTTATGCGTCTAGTTCACAGGCAGGTCAAGGTAGTTTTAATTTTGGTAATCCTGCATTTTCCATATCAAGTGGCAATGCAGACGCAAACGGATATGGTAACTTTGAATATGCACCACCTAGTGGTTACTATGCAATATGCACTAAAAACTTAGCGGAGTACGGATAATGGCTTATACAACGATAGACGACCCATCACAATATTTTCAGATAGCCACTTATACAGGAACATCAGATGACAGCAATAAAACTGTAACGAATGATGGTAATTCAGATTTACAACCAGATTGGATGTGGATTAAAGCAAGAAGCGGTAACTATTCGGGTAGAGACCATGCCGCCTATGATTCAAGTAGAGGAGTATCAAAAAGAATAGAACCAAGTGCAACAGATGCTGAAGCATCAGAAACTAGTGGTATGGCTTTTAATTCAGATGGTTTTACAGCTATTGCAAATTATTCAATTAATGGGCCTAGTACAGAGTATGTAGCATGGCAATGGAAAGCTAATGGTGGAACAACATCAAGTAATTCAGATGGAGATATTACTTCTACAGTGCAAGCTAATACCACAGCAGGATTTTCTATTATTACCTATACAGGAAATGGTACAGCAGGTCAAACTCTTGGTCATGGATTAGGAGTTGCCCCCTCTTGGATTACAGTAAAAGAAAGAGGCAACACAAGAGATTGGAATGTTTTTCATCATAAAAATACATCAGCACCCGCAACAGATTTTTTAGTTTTAAATAGCACTGATGCAACAGCAGATGCGGCAAATAGATGGAATGACACAATGCCAAGCTCCTCTGTTATTACTATAGGAGATACAGCTAGGGTTAATGACCCATCGGGTTCATATCTAATGTATGTTTTTACAGAAATACAAGGCTACAGTAAATTTGGTAGCTACACAGGTAATGGTAATGCAGATGGGCCATTTATTTATACTGGGTTTAAACCTGCTTGGGTTCTTGGAAAAAACACTACAAGTGCGGGAAATCATTGGTTTATAAACGATAATAAAAGAGGTGGCAACGGGGGTGCAAATTGGATAAAGGCAGATTCAGACGCCGCAGAACTAACAAACCTAACTAACCCAGATTTTGTATCAAATGGATTTAAAATTAGAAACAGCAACGCTATATTTAACGAAAATAATTCAACCTTTATTTATATGGCATTTGCAGAACATCCTTTTGTATCATCAAAAGGTGTACCAGTAACAGCAGAATAATGGCTAGATTATCCGTCAATAATACATACTTTACGCCGGTCAAGAAGCGCACGTCTATTGGTCGTTCTTCAAGAAGCAGACCAAAAAATAAGCATAGACGAAGAAATTTTAAACGTTATAATAGGCAGGGAGGATAAATGCCACTAGGACATGGATCAATAGCTGAGTTTGCTGTCGCTTCTGTCAGAGGTGGTGGCGTCCAAAACGTAGGATCACCATTTATATCTGGTTCGTCCTTCGCGGCTAGTGTAGGAGATGAGACTGTAACAGCAGGTGCTACTATATCACAATCTGGTACAAGTTTAGTTTCTACCTTTTCTATTGGAACAGAAACTGTAGCGGCTAGTGCAAACACATCAACAACAACGGCAGGAGTAATAACATCTGGTTTAGGCGAAGAGACACCATTTGGTGAAAGCTTCCAGAACCTTGTAACATTATCAACAGGATCTCCAAACTTCTTTATTTGGAGTGAGGTTGATGATTCACAAACTGTAACATGGACGGACGTAGAACCGGGGTCCACGGATTAGGAGAAATAGATGGCTTCAACATTTTCAAGCGCATTAAACTTAGAGCTTCAAGCCAGTGGAGAAAACTCTGGAACTTGGGGTGTAATAACAAATAACAATTTACAAAAGGTAGAATCGGCAATCAAAGGTTATGTGTCTATTGCTATTGCAAGCACAACCGATGCACTTGCTACATCAGATGGATCTACCACAGACGAACAAAGTAACGCTATAATTAAACTAACAGGCACACTTACAGGTAATACGACCATGCAAAGTGAGGCTGTAGAAACATGGTACATTGTTGATGATGCAACTACACATGGTGGTAATACACTAGGATTTAAACCAGCAGGTGGAACAGCTGTTAATTTAGTAGAGGGTGCAAAACATATTTTGTATTCTGATGGCTCTACCATGTTTGACGTGCTAGCTGATGCTGGTAACGTAAAAGCAAATGGAACACTAACAGTGTCTGGTAACACATCTCTTGACGGTGGTACTTTTGTATTTAACGAGTCATCTGCCGATTTAGATTTTAGAATCGAGGGTAACGGTGATGCAAACTTATTCTTTACTGATGCGGGTAATGACCGTATCGGTATAAAAACAAACTCACCTTCTACAGAGTTACATGTTGTCGGTGGTGTCAAGGCCACGGGTGCGATAGATTTTGACGGTGGTGGATTTACATTTAATGATTCCGGTGCCGCTCTTGATTTTAGATTAGAAACAGATACTTTAACACACGCTTTCTTTGCAGATGGTTCTGCTGATAAAATAGGTTTTGGTACATCATCTCCGACAAGTGCGTTTGTTACAATAGATCAAGCAAGCTCTACAGGTGCTGTAGCAGTTTTAACATTAGATCAAGGTGACGATGATCAAGAGTTTATTAGGTTTGATGGCACAAGTGCTTCTGATGGATCAAAGAGTATATCATCATCAACAGCAACTAATGGATCAAAGGTAGGTGCAATACGTATTAATATAAATGGTACTGATCGTTTCATAAGGATTTATGACTCTGCAATTTAATTATGCCTTTATCAAAATTACAGATAGCACCGGGAATAGATAAACAAAATACCGAATACGGAGCTGAGGGTCGTTGGGTAGATTGTGATAATGTTCGTTTTAGATACGGATTACCAGAAAAAATAGGTGGTTGGGAAAAAGTAACAAGTGATGCACTTGTTGGTGCAACAAGAGCAATCTTATCTTATTCTGATTTAAACGGTGTTAAATACATTGTTTACGGCACAAACAAAAAACTATACGCTTATTCAGATGGTAGTTATGCTGACATAACACCGACTCGTTCTACAGGCACAGGTAACATTACACAGTTTGCAACAACAAACGGATCTACTACGGTAACTGTAACTGATTCTAGTCATGGTGCTTTGATTGGTGATTTCGTTACTATCGCTAGTGTTAGTGGTGCTGTAGGCGGTATATCTGCCGCTAATTTACAAGGCGAGTTTGAAATATTAACAGTTCCGGATGCTAATACTTATACGATAGAAGCAAAGGCGGCGGCTAGTTCTGATGCAACTGGAGCCACAGCTAATGCTACATATCAAGTTAATACTGGAGCGGCGGTCTCCTTATTTGGTTATGGTTGGGGTGCAGGTACATGGAGCACATCAACATGGAATACTTCTCGTGAAGGTCTAACAGGTGCAGACAAGCCATTGCTAGAATCAGCAAAGTGGGCACTTGACAACTGGGGTGAAGATGTATTAGCTTTACAATTTAATGGTGGCTTGTTTTATTGGGACACCTCTGATGGATTAACAAGTTTAGCTACCACAACAGAAGTAAGTGGTGCGCCAACTAAATCTAGATTTATGCTTGTGTCTGGTGATGATAGACACGTTATTTGTTTTGGCACAGAAACAACAATAGGCACGACAACTACACAAGATAATATGTTTATCCGTTGGTCTGATCAAGAATCAACGAGTGACTGGACACCAACTGCTACAAACACAGCAGGATCATTTAGATTAGTTGATGGTAACCAAATCAATACTGCTGTTAGATCAAGAGGTGCTGTTATGATATGGACAGATACAGCGTTGTATTCTATGCAGTTTATTGGTGCGCCTTTGACATTTGGTTTCAAACAAATAGGATCGAACTGTGGCGCTGTAGGTATTAACGCGGCTGTCGACGTGTCTGGTAATTCATATTGGATGAGCAACGATTCTTTTTTTGTATACGATGGTGCTGTAAAAAAGATACCGTGTTCAGTAGAAGACTATGTGTTTGATGACATTAATGAAAATGCAAAACAAGATGTATTTTGTGCGGCTAACTCTAATTACAATGAAGTTATGTGGTTTTATGCATCGGCTAATTCTGATCAAATAGATAGAATGGTAATATATAATTATGCAGAAAACCTTTGGTACATAGGCACACTTGCTAGAACATCTTGGTCTGACTACGGTGTTTATCCTGTGCCGTATGCTACACAGTTTTTATCCACCGATACGACTGCAAGTATATCTACAATCACAGGATTAAAAGCTGGTAGAACATTTGTATTTTTACATGAAACAGGAACAGAAGATGATGGCTCTGCTATGGCAAACCATATTGAATCTGGTGATATAGATATCGCTGACGGTGACAACTTTATGTCAATATCAAGATTTATACCAGACTTTAAGGACTTGACAGGGACAGCAGATATTACAATAAAAACTAGACCATACCCATCTGGCACACAAACAAGTCATGGATCATTTGATGTAACAACATCAACAACAAAAGTTAATACACGTATTCGTGGCAGACAAGTTGCTGTTAGAATTAGTAGTGATGCTACTGGTGATAAGTGGCGATATGGTACAATGCGTTTAGATATTAGACCAGACGGAATGAGAGGTAGTTAATGGCAAAGATTGTAACACCACGTCTACCAGAAGCAACAGACGAATATAGTAGAGAACAAGTATCTCAACTTGTACAGACATTAGAGCAAGTTATCTTTGTCTTGAATAATACATACATACCAGAAAAACTACGTGAAGATGATGAGCGTATTAGTTTCTTTTTGTCCTAATGCCTAACGTCTATACTAATCA